TGAGGATGAATCATCTTTGAGATCTCTAAGGACCTTTTCAACTTGTCGTCTTGTTCGGTCTCTTGCTTCTTGGTTTTGTGTTTCTTTTCTGGAGTATCCATGTTTCTGATGGTAGATAAAGTGACCTTGGCAGATCATAGTTACTCCAAAAACAAACAGGAGCACTACGCCCATCCATTCTATAATGTAATCTTGAGCCATGGCAGTAGCGGTGGTATCACTCCAATGAGTCTAAGCAGACCCTCAGCAAAAAGTGCAAGAACAAACCAACCAACACACATACTAATAATTGAAGCATTACGATTGTGCTTTCGTATGGCATCATCAATCATCTCCTGCACATCTTCTCTTGTTAACCTTTCGGGAGGTTCTATACCCTTCCCCCAATTTTTAAACATTAGATTTTCTCCATAGCTTGTTGTAGTTCTCTGGAGTGCTCCAACTCATCGTTCAAGATCTCAAGGATCTTTTCATCAGGACCATTTAAAGCAAGGTACTTTGCATAAGTCTCTGCTGCGTGAATCTCTACCTCGTAGGAGAGATGGTAAGCATAGCGAGGAGCCACCCAATAATAAACCACGTTGCTCCAATAGTAGATAAGAACGAGGTGCTTGGCAACAAAACGGTCAATCCAATAACGGTTACCACCCCTACTTTCCATATATTCCAGATGTGATGTTTCATTGATACTCTGCTCAAAGTGCTGAATCATTAGATCTATATGCACAGGACCACGAAGTCCCATGCTTTCACGAAAATGTAACACGCTTAAAAACGCAAAATAGGGTGCCCGAGCAATTTCCTCAAGCACCCAAAAGCGTTGATAGTCCCTTCCCCTATAGAGGAAGTCAAGTATTGCAACAGTGATGTCTAAAACAACAGTGTTGAAATGTTTCATTCTTCTGAATGTTGATCTTGATAAGTTCTGAGCTTATTGATCAAATCATCATATTGTTCCCACATGTATTCGCTACCTGTTTTCTCTTGGTAGAGTTGACAAGCAATGATTAGACGTGTGATGTCGCTATCGCTGAGACGCATTTTCATATCAAAACTCACTTACTAATTATATCTACACTAAGTATTTGTTCACGTTTTTAACAATATTTTTATAGTTATGTCAGCAATTCCAAGCTCTTAAACTTTTATTGATTCTGCTATCAGGGTCATTAGCAGTTTTCTTTGAAGTCAGTTTCTTTTTCATGCCTTTCATTCTGGCACAAAAGGATGCCCTACGGGGATTTCCAACCTTCTTTGATGGTGCCTTAAGGTCGCTTCCAGGATTTTCTCTCTCGTAAGATTTTCTTCCTTTCTCGTTAAGCCCACCTGACTTCTTCTGTCCCTCTTTTCGGGTCCAGGCTGATTCGTTGAATTCAACTTCTTCTTTGGCAGTCCGTGCCGCCTTCTTAAAAGCATCCTTTGCTGGATAGTCTTCACTTCCAGGTTTAGCAGGTGCTTCTCCACGCTTTCTTTTAGCGTGAATATTTGCATAAAGACCACGCTTCGCTTCGCACAGATTCTGAAATTCTTTAAAAGTCTTCATGACAGGCGACAGGGGTTTACCAGTCTATTTATTAATATACGGGAACCAATCCATTTGCGAAAGAAACATTCGCAGATAAAACATATCGCGATTCATCTGTTAGATTTTTTTCCGTTTGATGCCAAAGCCATCCAGGAAAAAATAACACATCATTAGTCTCAACTTCTATAGGACCCCAAAATTTATACTCATTTGATAGTGGTCCAGCAGAAAGGTATGGTTTTAATGGATTTTCAATTAATAAATTACCACTGTTTTTTGGAACGTTCAAATATCCAACAACTGCAATTTGAGTATTTGCATGTTGATGTGGGGTAGTCCATCCACCATTATTGTGTACGTTTATCCAAGAGTTCATTATAGAACTTTTTTGTCCCGCTAGATCATACCATTGCGATAATAAAAACGGGGAAACGTATGAAACAAAATCAACAAAGTCCTCAAATTCTTGCCACTTGTGTGGTGGACTCCAGTCTCTATTGGAGTCTTTTGAGAAACGTTTCCAATTGTTATCTGTAAACAAGACACCAGTTGTTGCATCTCCTTCTTCTGGGTCTTTGAGATTATTGGTAGTTGTAATTTTTTTTGCGTCTTGTAGATAACTATCTACTTTACTTTTGTAATTATCAAATCCAAAATTAAATTTAGTTCTATAAACATATGGGGGGAAGGCATCAATTCCTTCCATAAATCCCCACTCATTTGGAAACTGAAAATCCATAACAAAGCATAAAAAGATATTTATCCAAAGTGTGATACTGAGGTAGCATAAAGATCACTGACATTATTCTCTGTCTCTAGAGTATCAGTTGCTTCCTTCTCAATTACAGTGGAGAGTTGGGTTACTTGACCCAAGAGTTTAATTACGTTCATCCTACTACGGTAACTGGGGAAGCATAGACAAATCCAGTGCCAGTAGTTTGGTCTGGTGCCAATCTTATCTGGATAGTTTCTCCACCAGATGCTGGTTGATCCTTATAAGTTGGAATGTCGGGATCGTCGTAAGTAGTCTGAGTGGGTTCTTTTCTGATGTAAACCGTTTCACCAACACCAATAATCACGTCGTGATAGTTGAAAGTCTCAATATTATTTTGCTGAAAAATACTATATGGTTCTCCAGTAGTTGTATTAAGACCAGTGACTCTAACTACTCTGGCACAAACAGGTTTGTCTGAAGCATTGTTAATTTTAACAATGCTTGCTCGGAGAATTTCTTTTCCATTCAACACGCCACCTCCACTACCAGAAGGATACCCAGCGTCAATATCGGAAGCAGAATCCAATGATGTAATTTTACCAATTGGTGTGACTAACATTACTCTCCTGACTCTTCACTCTTATTTATCTTTTACCGCCACCCATCTGCTTCAGCATCTTCTGAAGTTCAGCAGTGCTACCGACAAACATAGCGTTGTTGGTGACCTTGGTTGGACCTTTCTTTTCCTCGTCAAGATCCTTCATCTTCTTATGAAGATCTTGGAGTTTCTCAGTCATGTCTGCGACGTGTTTCATCGCCGCTACAGCGACTTCATATGCTCTCGGGTGCCCTGACTCCTGAGCGACCTCCAAGGCACCTCTGACCGCCTCCTGCCCCTGATCTATGAGGGTGTATAGTTCGCCTCTGGTATATTCATAATCTTTCTGGCGATCATCCTTGTCTGCTTCACGTTCCTTTTTGACAGGTTTGCTTTCTTCAACAACCTCTGCATCAATGTTGAGGATCTCTTCCATGTTCTCTTCTAGACTCATAAGAATTCCATCCCTTCGTTAAATCCAAAGTCATCATCTGCTGTTACGAATGCATCATCGGCAGCATCAACTTGACCGTCTTGGTTGTAGTCAACTGTTGCCTTAGGTGTATAAGACAACTCAACGTGTCTCTTACCGACGTTCTGATCACCAATGGTCTCAATGATACGAGACTTGCGGATAACGTCTGCCTTGGTGTAAGGACCGTAAATGTAAGACTTAGCAGTAAACTGAAGTGTGTATACAATACTTCTTCTGGTTGTGAAATCGTCTTCCCAATCATCCTCCATGTTTACGCTGTTGAGGACAATAGCGACATCTCTAACCTCATCCATGTCTGGAATAAACTTAATGCTCATATTAAATGATGGTTGGAAGTATGGTAAAATTTGTTCTAAAATTTGAAGACCATCGTCTTGTGACTTAGAAATAATTCCTAACTCAAAAGAAATGTTGTATGGAACAGGAACATACTGTGTCTTAACTTCTGTTCCGTTATCATCAATGATTGCTCTATACTTTTGAGTTGGAGCAGTTTTTCTGGCACCATCATAATCAATGCCAGTCATCTCAAAGTAAATCCTTGGAAGAGTGATTGCAACCTTCCTTCCATCTGCAGCGTTACCTTCTAGACGGTATAAGAATTTCTGCTTAGGTCCATAAGCGAGAGGTACTTTTTCAACCTCAATCGTCTGACCATCAATAGTCTTCTTCAGTTCAATGTTGTTAAACAGAGTACCAAATGCAATGACAGTTTTTCTAACTGCCTCGTTATAAAATTGTGTTCCTAACATCAGAAGCTACCTGTATAATTACCAAACTCACCAAAGGGGTTCTTTTCACCCCAGTCAATAATGTCGTCTGCACCTTCTTCAATCGCTTGATTCTGATCAAACTCAGTGCTTGTATTATTAATGGTAGAGAATGTTCCTAATGTATATATCGCATTTGACTCAACGCCACGGATCATGTCGCCATCAATAAAGTTTCCAGTGCGGTTCATAACCTCAAGGGTATAAGTCACACCATTCCAATCAGCGACCTCAGCGATGGTAGCACTAGTCAAGTCATACATCGTTGCTCTTTGACCACTGGTTGTAGTCTCTGTGTATGCATTAATGACATACTGTAGGTTGGTTGCGTCGTAATAGAAGTAACCAGGAACAGTTGTTACATCAGTTCCATTGTATGTGTAAACATACGAGATCCTTGTGTCTTCAAACTTCCAGTAGAAATACTTTGTTTGAGTTGTTGTTGCAAAGGTAGGATCAAAGTTACCTAAAGCAGTAACCGTGATTACGCTATTGGATGAAGTCCAGTTTCTAGCAGCACTTTGCTGAACAAATCCACCGATGACAACATGCTCATCCTTGAGGAAGTTGATTGCTTCTGGTGGAGCATCAATAGTAATAGTGGGTGCTGTGGTATATCCAGAACCAGGATTGACAACGGATAGTGATACTACACTACCATCTCGGATTGACGATTCAACGATAGCACCCGATCCTCCGCCACCAGATATGGTAACTCCTGGTGCAGTGTTGTATCCAGTTCCTGCTAGAGTTACTGTTGCTCCAGTGACTTCACCACCCACATTAACTGTAACTGTTCCAGTGGCTTGTTGTCTGGTAGTAAGACCAAGGTTAAGCGTGGTGATATTACTGAACTCTCTTTCAATATCATCAATCTCGTCAATTCCTGTGTCAAACTTGTCTGCTCCTTGCTCGTAGAGCTCAGCAGTAAGAATATAAAAATACTGTTTGCCGAGTTGGAAGAATGGTTGTTCTCGCTCAACATACTTGATTTCGTAGATATCTTCTGTCAGGGGATAATAAATGAGGTCTCCCTCATTGGGTCTACCATCTACTGATAGATTTAGAGCAGGATTAGCAGACTGCTCCCATCTTCTACGTGAGACTACAAAAGTAATCTCGTCTGTAATTCTGAGTCCAAACTTACTCACAAACTCAGAACCAGCACCAAAACCTTCTACGTTAACCAGCATCATTTCAATCATGTAACTCTGATTGAATTCAGACTGGATAACTTCTCCTAGTGCCTTATCCTTCAGACTGACTCTAGGTATATAAAATACATCAGCACCAAACAGTTTGATTTGCTCGTCCACAAGATCCTGTACGAGATTCTGTTCGGTTCTGTTTCCGCCATGTTGTGGGAAGTAAACCTTTTTCATCCGATCATGT